TAGCATCACCTACAAAAGGAGTGGAAACTTTAAGTAATATTTCACATTGAGATTCTATTTCTTGACAGTAAGTAGAAGGTGCTGTGCAAGGTTTATTTCTCTGATCAATAGGTAATATTTCTTCGAATTCTAAACCACACGTTTTGCAATAATAATCATATGCTGGCATATTTTCCCCTAAAATGTCATACAAATTCCATAATTAAACTTATTTGATAAATCAAAAAATGTTTTTTCCATATCATCAAAAAATATTTTTATGTATCTTGAATCTGGTCTTGGAATAAGTTCAATCCATTGATTGGAACTCAAAGGAACAAATTCAAAGTGTTTTTTCTCAAAAGTAGAATCGTATTGTTCTATTTTTATGTTTTGTGAATAAGAATTAGAATTACTAATATTTATTTTACTCACTCCTTCATACATATAAGGTATAATTATAACACCATCTATATTGGAATTTAAAAGCACTACAGTATCAACTTTATCTCTAAAATCAAATTTCAATCTACCAACGTCAAATTCATCTTGTTTAAAAAACCCTAAATTCTTTATTTTTTTACCCTTGAACATTATTTTATATTGCTGTTCCAGTGATGGTGATCTAAAACTCTCATATTCTTCTAATGATAAAACGGAACACATAGAATCAACTGCCGCATTAGTTCTGGCAGAAAAAAATTCAGTTCCCATACCATCATCAAAATATTGATATGCGACCAAATCATATCCATCGGATTTTAAAAGTTTATAGTGAACGTTTAAAGTTTCTACTACGTCTAATCTAACATCGTAATTCACATAATGAATAAATTCTATCCTTTGATTTTTTGCCAATGCTGTAGAATCATTTAATAACATATGATGAGCATAACCGTGATATAACTGGTTTCTCATCAATCTTAAATTTTTATCACCTCTATATGTCCAGGTATTCCACCACCATGAGCTTTTTGAAAAATCTGTGTTTATTTCTTTGTTAAAAATAGGATTATTTTTATTATAAACAACATAATCCACATAATCATAAATTTCTAAATCAACGGGCAAATGTGTTGCATATATAATACAACAATCCTTAAATTTATTTTTTAAAAGTTCTAGCAATTCAATGAGCATAACTTTTTTAAAAAAATTATTACAATGACCATTCACGACAATGGCACGGTCTGGAAAAGTTTTATTGATTTTTTCAGTTTTTTCAATTATCTGTCTCATTTCATCCTAATAATATATAAAGTCATATGAAGACCAAGTTTTACATTCTCGTATATAATCATTAGAACTATAAAATATTTTATTTTGTTGTTCTATTATAATGTCTATTTCAGATACTATCTCCGGCAATAAATCATCAATTAAATCATAGTGTTTATCAGTTATTTTTGAATGGATTGATGGATTTGAAATAAATGCTCCTGAAGTCATAATCATCTCATACTCAGAAGTATGATAAGGTTTAACAATAATTTTGTCAATATTATTTTCATTATTTTCTTGCATCTTTACAATATTTTTATTTCTATTAATTCCTTTACCTCTATGACAAATCAATGATATTGTGTTATTCTTCTTTTTATGCTTGGAATATACTTCATCTAAATTAAAATCATACAAAACATCTCCATGCAGAAACACAAAAGGTTCGTCATCAAATTTATAGTGCATATTTTTTAACGTTTTTGCAGTTCCAACAATTTTAGGTTCTCTATGTAAATGTATAGGAATACTTGATTTATATGAATCTAATTTCATCTTTAATTGATTATGTCGATAAGAGGAACTAATAACTATACCTTCGACATTGAACTTGTGCAACCAATCCAAATTATGATAAAGAATCGGTTTTCCTTTTATCGGCAACAATGACTTTGGCATCATATCTGAAAAGGGACGTAATTCTGTATTTATTCCAGAACAATACATTAATACTTTCATCATTCTTCCTTTTTCTTCCTAGAAAAACGCCCTTTAGTATCTCTTTTAAGTTTTTCTTGGGGTTGACTAACAAACTCCGGAAATGCTTTATGACAAAATTCATGAGTTATATTTTTATATTTCTCATGTAATTTTTTATCTTTGCATAGTGATATATCCTCAGCCTCATCAGATCCTAAAGAATTTAATAATTGTATCCACAAAGTCTCTCTCTTCAATTGTGTAATATTTTCAGGAGATGATCCTTCAACAAATAAATACATCTTTCGTATTTCATAATTTAAAGTTGCGCCATCATCACCAGAAGAATTATTGGGAAAATAGTTATTCTTTGGTCTAAATTCACCCTCTTCACCAAAATTTAAATCTGGACTACCTTCTGGTAATAAAAATTTTACATTTGGATTAAAATTGATATTGATCATTTCTTTTACCGCTATTGTAGCGTTTTCTCTAATATACTGCATTCTAGCATCATCATCTTTGAAACTATTTGCAGTTTTTAATATGTCACTAGTTATTCTAGACGGCATTATTACTCCTAAAATTCATTTAAATTTTCCATTAAATTTTTAAGACGATTTTTAACAAAATAGTTGAAAAGTTTTCCTCGTCCCACATCTTTTTTATTTACATACGTATTGATAATTTCATCATATAGTTTTGTCGGTATTTTAGTTAAATCTATTAACATTTCATTTCTGCGGTAATTTCTCAACATTTCACCTTCACAGAATTCTTCAGGATCAAGTTCAAGCCAAACACTTAATTTTTTAGAAGATAATGGTTTTTGACGTTTATTGTCTGACACAAAAGCGTCATCATCTGATAAAAAATTAGGAACCCCATCACTCGTATCTCCACGCATTATATGTTCTTTGAGAAATTGCTTAGGATTACTTGTTTTGATGAATTTTTTCTTTAAAGGGGAGTATTGCTTAACATTTTCAAATTTTTGAAGTTGCTGAAAATCCTTATCACTGGATAAAATTAAAACAGGTTCAGGTTCTTCAAACAGACCATTCATCACTTTATTTTCACTAGTATATATAGTTAATGCGGAAATGATATCATCTGCCTCAGCACCATCCAAATGAAGAACCTTGTAAGGAAAGTATTCATCAAGTTCTTCACGAATTAAGTGTAATATTCTAAACAATTCATTCCAATCAAATTCGGATTTATCTCTAGTTGTTTTACGACTTGCTTTATAATGTTCAAAATAACCACGGCGCCAATTATTAGATCCATCGCAACAAATAATCAGATCACCATATTCTTCTTTAAATTTTTGATTATACATTCGAATGGTATTCAATACAAGATGTCGAATAAAATCAACACCCATATCTTTAGGATTAGTCATCACATTTGCGATAACAATTTGAGAATAATCAAGAAGTATCATAATATTTTACCTGTATGTTAATCTTTCAACAGAACCGATTCCCTGCAGATCCACATTGAAAGAAAAAGAGATTCGTTTAATTTTTGAATTAGTGGGAATATAAAATTCATCAACTCCATGAAAAAAATAAGATCTAAAAATCAGTAAATCACCAGATTTAACAAAAATTCGATCTTTATTTTTATAATAAGGTTTTAAATCTTCTCTTATTACGTCTAGGATTGTTCCAACAGCAGGTTCGGTATCATAAAAACAAATAGAATCATTTTTAATTGTCTCATAATAATAAACCCCAGAATATATACTATTCGGATGAGAATGTATATTATGAAAATTAATATCCTTATCTAAAACATTAATCCAATTTAAAGGTATCGAATACGATTCATATCTCACCTTTTCACTTAGCAAAGTGAATTTTATACTATCATTCAAAAAATTTTGAAAATCTTCAGGATAGGATTCAAAATCAATTATTTTTTGATACTTAGATTTAGGATTATAAGTATTTTTCTTTTCAGAAAGAATATTGAAAACCAACTTTTCTAGTGAACTATTTTCATCATACTCAAATTTAAAAATTTCTTTTGGTAGAATTTTTATAGTTTTCATTTAAAAACACGTAACAGTATAGTTTCATTATTAATTCTTCCAGTTAATGTTTGTTCTTTAGATTTAATAGATTCGAAAAATTTGCGTGTAGAAACTTTTGGACCTTTCAGTATCAAATTCAAAACATCTTCAGGTTTTCTTATTGTTTTTTGAACAGATTTTTCTTTATCAAATCCTTGAATACTACTTCCTTTAACAGTTAGCCCATCGGATTGCAATGAAGTATAAATTCCTAATTTTCTGTATTTGACATTGAAAACCCAAAGTACAGAAGATCCAATGATTTGAGTTGAATCAATAGATTTTATCTTATATTCAGAATCTTCAATTTTACAATTTAATTTAGAAACTATTTTATCCACAGTAATAGGTTTTTTCTTTCTCGGTTTTCTCTGTTTATTTTGATTTGAAGAATATCTATCACAATCTCCAATCAAAGTATTCAGAAAATCCAAATATTTTTTACGTTGACTTTTTTTAAGATGACTATATGCTTCTCTCAGATCATCATCCACTTCAATATTGGAAATTTCTTCGAATAAAGGCTTAAATTCCTCACCTATTTTTTTCGCTATAAGTCCTTTAACATTTTTTTGCTTCAACCATTCATAAACATTTAAATTTGTTTTAAAACCATTATCATAGAAATCATCTAACTCACCTTCAAGTTCACCGCACAAATTACTGACTTGAGACTTGATATGTTCTTGAATTGACTTATTGTCAACATCTGATGGTTCATTCTGAACATTAGCAGAAACAGAAGAAAAACTAATAGCTCTAGTTTTTATACAATAATCTATTACAAGATTCATTCTAATAGTATAATTTTCAGGAATAATTTTTTTATAACCTCTATTATACAATCTAGAAACAAATCCTGCAAATTTTAAATTTATAATATTTCCATTTTCAATTTCAAGTCCTGATTTATGCCAAGATAGAGATTTTACCTTAGCGATATTTTCTTTAGTATAACCAGAATTTTGCATATATTCAAGCAACCATTTTTTTGATTGTGAAGAATCACAAAAATCAGAGTACCATTTCATACATTCCGTAATATCTTTTAACGTAGATTTTTCATCTAAAACTGGTTCATTTTTTTTACGGTTTGAGGATACTGACTCTCTAATAGCCTTACTATTTTTTCTCACCATCTTACTTTTCACTATCATGGTCCATCTCGTAAATCAAATTATCTAAAAATTCAATCCATTGATTGATTCTTTTATCCCAA